TCAGCCGAGCGGCAGAACCTCGAGCGCATAGACCTTGCGGCCCTTCTGATAGGTCAGTTGCGAGGCGGTGATCGAGGTCACCTGGCCGCCGTCCAACCGGTCGCCGACCTTGACCTTGACGTAGCGGCCGTTTTCCAGCCGGACCAGGGCGCGGCGCGAGTTCGACCCGCCGTAGATGCCGATCAGGTTGACGGCACGCAGGTTCAGCGCGTTTTCCACCGTCGCGCGCGCCGCCACGTTGGCGCTGGCCGGGATCACCGGCGCGGCGGTGGCGGCCGGTGCGGCGGGCGCTGCGGCCACGCGCGAGCCGTCCGACATCGCCTCGCGCACGCTGTCGACGATGGCGGCGAAATTGTCGGGCCGGTGCTGCGGCGGGATCGAGCGCGCCACCGCAAGCTCGGAGGCATCCGCGAAGGCCGCGTCGATCACATCGTCGACCGCGGCGTCGATCAGCCCGCCGTCGGGCGCGTTCGAGGTCGCGACCACCAGATCCTCGGGCCGGGCGCGCGGCGTGATCACCGCAAGCTCGGTATCCGGCGCGTCGGGTTCTGCGCCGGGCGCATCCGGTTCGGTCCCCGGCAGGTCCAGCGCCGCGCCGTCCTCGGGCGCGGCGGCTTCCGGCGATTGCGGGGTCTCGGGCGGCGCATCCGGCGCGTCCGGCGCATCGGGTGTCGCCGGCGTTTCCGGCGCGGTTGCCGCCGGCACCGGCGGATCGGGCAGGGCGGGGTCGGTCGGGATCGTCAGGTTGGCCGGGCGCGGCACCGGCTTGACCCGCGGCACCCCCTCGGCGCGCGGCGCGCCGGCCTCGGGCGGGCGCGCGGGCGGCAGAACCGCCGGGCGTCCGGCATAGACCAGGATGCCGCTGGGCGCCACGGTGCCCTCGGGCGTGGCGACCACCAGCCCGGCCTCGTTCAGCGTGAAACTGGTGCCCGGCGGTGGCGGCGCCATCGTGTTGGGCGGCAGGGTCTCTTCGCCGGCGGCCCCCGCGGCGGGCAGGGCGGGCACCTCCTGCACCGCGGCGATCGGATCGAGCGCGGCCGGGTCGGGCACGTCGATGCGCGCGCCGGACGGGTCGGCCATCGGTTCGGGCGCGCGCTGCCAGATGCCGGTCGCGGCATAGCGCGCCTCGGCGGCCTCGGGGCTGAGAACCTCGCCGGTGACGGGCGCCGCGGGCGGCTGGGCTTCGGTCACCGCGGTTTCGATCGCCGCCGGGTCGACCACCGGCGGCGCCGAGCTTGCCGGCTGGGTTTCGGGCGCGGGCGGATCGGTCGGCGAGGGCACCGTCTCGGGGTTGCCGTCGCTGCCTTCGGTGCCGGTCTCGCCGCCGGCGGGCGGCGCCTCGGCGGTCGGTCCGGTGCCGGGCACGACCTCGACGTCCGAGCCGGGGTTGAACAGCGTCACGTCCTCGCCGGGGTCGAACACGGTCGACCACAGCGCGATGATCGCCATCACCAGGATCAGCCCCAGCGTCAGGATCACCCCGAGATAGCGCGGCCTGCGCTCGAGATCCTTGGACCTGCGCGCGCCGAACACGGTCATCGCCTCGGCTTCGCTGCGCGGCTTTTCCACGGCGGCGGGTTTGATCGTGGCCGCGGGTTTGGTGGTGGCGGCGGGTTTGCCGGGCGGCGCGGATTTCACCTCGGGTGCGGGTGCGGTCGCCGCCGCAGCCGGGGTCGGCGTCGGGGGTGTCGCGGGCGTCGGTGCCGGTGTCGGTTTGGCGGCAGGCGTCCGGGTCTCTTTCGCCGGCGCCTTGTCGTGCGCTTTGTCGTCCGTCTTGCCACCGGCATCCGCGGCGCTGTCGCCGTCAGACTTGCCCCGGCGCCTGAGCTTGCCGAACGCCCCACCAAGGCCGCGCAGTCCGCCCGAGCGCGTCTTGCCGAACGGCTTGTCCGGGGTCGGCAGCGGTTTGGTCAGCGCATCGGCCATCCCGGCGCGCAGCGAGTCGAGCTTCGGCGGCGGCGTGTCCGGCAGATCGACCCGGCGCGGCGCGTCGCCCTGCGGCCCGCTCTCGGTCGCGCGGTCGGCCCGGGGTGCCATCGGCCAGCCATCCGAGGCCGCCGATTTCGTCGCACCGTTCGAGCGCGGGCCGAAGTCGATCGGCCGGGGCGCTGCATCCGGCCCCGCCTCCGCGGCCGCCGGGTCGCGGCGGGTGTGGAACGGCAGCGGCGGCCGCGCCACGGGCTTGGCGGTGTCGGCGTCGGCATCGCGGTCCGGCAGGGGCAGCGGCGGTGGCGCGACGGGTTCGCGCGGCGCGGGCGTCTCCTGCCCGGACCACGGCACCGGCCCCGCAGGCGCGGTGCGGCGGGGCTGTTCCTTCGGTTCGGGTGCCCGGTCGGTCGTGCCGGTCTCGCCCCGGCCGCCCGCGCGGGTCGACGGTTTGGCGCCTGCCGGCGTGTCGTCCGGGGTCTCGACGGGGGCGGCGCGGGGCCGTTCGTCGACCTCGTCCGGCGTCGGCGGGAACGGGGCCAGCACCGGGGTCACCCCCTTTTCGCCGCGCTCCGACGCCTTCGGCCGGCGCGGCACGGCGCGTGTCTTGCGGCTCGGCGTCGGTGTGGCAGCGGGCGCCTCGGGCGCGGGGTCCGGCGCCGGGGGCTCGTCCGGCTCCGGTGCGGTGTCACGATCGGCCTCGGGCGGGCTGTCCTGCGCGGGCGTCGGCTCGTCGTCATCGTCGAACCCGGCGAAGGGATCGGGCAGTTCCCGCTTCCAGCTCTGCACCGGTTCGGATGCCGGTTGCGGCGCGGGGGACGGCGCCGCCTGCGGCGCGGGCGGTGCATCGTCCTCGACCCGGGTTTCGGCCGACAAAGGCATCGCGCGGGGCCGGCGCGGCACCGGGCTGGTGTCGGGCACCAGCCGCTCGCCCGGCGGCAGGATGCGCGTGGCCGCCCGGGTCTTGCCGAAGAACGGCTCTCCCGAGAAATCGCCGCTGTCGGGCCGGGCCACGAAACTGACCGGGTTGAAGCGGTGTTCGACCGCGAAATTCTCGGCCTCGTCCATGGTTTCGCGCGCCAGCACCGCGACGCGCGCGCGCTCGCCCTCGGCGCGCCAGTCGAACACCAGGTCGCCGACCTCGTAGGGCGTCAGCCCCTCGAGTGCGGCGCGGATCTGCACCTCGCGCGAGATGTCGTCCGGCCCCGGCGCCTCGAGCGTGACATAGAGCAACTGGCTGTTGGGAATGATCAGCTTGGTGGTGACGCCGCCGCTTTCCAGCTCGGCGGCGGTGCGGCGCAGCTCGGCCAGGTGGCTGCCCATGAGCGGATCGTCAAGCGCCACTTCGCCCACCAGCGACCAGCCCGAAATGCCACGATGTAGCAGGCTGATGCCGTCATGGCTGAGATCGAGCGCGAAATTCGGTTTCATAAATACAACGGACCATGCTGCTTCGGCGCGCCGGTGTCCCCCCCGGTGCGCCGGTGAACCTAACGCAGGAAACCTGACAAGGGAAGGAAAAGCCATTGCTTTTCCGCGTCGTGGGCGGGTTCTGTCCGATCATGGCACGATCTTGCCCATGCCGGCCCGCCAGCCACTAGATTTGCCCTGTCCCGGGCCCGGTGGCGGCTAGCTCGCGACTCGGCAAATGTTGATAAAGTGCAAATCGGGCGCGCGCAACCCAAGCGGGTAATCTTGACATTGCGCACGCTTTCGGGTAGTGTCAACGCCAAGCTAGGAGACATGCAACCGGCCCGGGCCACGCGCCCGGCGCCGGTTTTTTTGTTGCTCGGAGGAGCTGGCAAGAAAGGCAAACGCTGGCAATGACCAACGACATCACCAACGGGAAGGAGGCCGTTCAGGACACGTTTCTGGCGGCCGCGATGAACACGTTTCAGCGCCTGGTCGAGGTGCTCGACACCCTCGCCGAGGCGCTCAGACACGAGCATCTCGATGCGCTCACGGGCGCGCAGAAATCGGTGCCCGACCTCAACAAGGCGGTGCTGATGGTTCTCAAGGAAAGGCAGACGCTTCATGACCTCGAACGCAAACACGGTGGTTCCCCTGCGGGAATCGAGCTCGACCTCGACCGCGCCCGCGATGAAATTGAACTCCGCCTGGCTTGCCTCGGCGCCGCGCGAGACGCAGACGCGCTTCCTGGCGGGGCTGAGTGACAACGCGTTGCGGGCGCTGCCTTATCTCTTCGACTTCTGGGCCTTGCCGCACCAGTTGCCGCCCGATGGCGACTGGCGCACATGGGTCATCCTGGGCGGGCGCGGCGCGGGGAAAACCCGCGCCGGGGCCGAATGGGTGCGCGCCGAGGTCGAGGGGGCGACCCCCGGCGCGCCCGGCCGCTCGGCCCGCGTCGCGCTGGTGGGCGAAACGCTGGACCAGGTGCGCGAGGTGATGGTGTTCGGTGAATCGGGTCTGCTCGCCGTCTCGCCCCCCGACCGCCGCCCGGTCTGGGAGGCCACCCGCCGCCGTCTGGTCTGGCCCAACGGCGCGGTGGCGCAGGCGTTTTCGGCGCATGAGCCCGAGGCCCTGCGCGGCCCGCAGTTCGATGCCGCCTGGGTCGATGAACTGGCCAAGTGGAAACGCGCCGAAGCCGCCTGGGACATGCTGCAATTCGGCCTGCGCCTGGGCGAGCATCCGCGCCAGGTGGTCACCACCACGCCGCGCAACGTCGGCGTGCTCAAGGCCATCCTCGCCAACCCGACCAGCGTGACCACCCACGCGCCGACGCTGGCGAATCGGGCCTATCTGGCCAAGAGCTTTCTCGACGAGGTCTATGCCCGCTACGGCGGCACTCGGCAGGGGCGGCAGGAACTGGACGGGGTGCTGCTCGACGATGTCGAGGGGGCGATGTGGACCTCGGCGGCGCTCGAATCGGCGCGGATCGACACGCCGCCCGCCTTTTCGCGAATCGTCGTCGCGGTCGACCCGCCGGTGACGGGCCACGCGGGGTCGGACGATTGCGGCATCGTGGTGGTGGGCGCCATCACCGACGGCCCGCCCGCGGACTGGCGCGCGGTGGTGATCGAGGATGCCAGCCTCTCGGCGGCCAGCCCCACCGACTGGGCGCGCGCCGCCCTGGCCGCGCGGGCGCGCCACGGTGCCGACCGGGTGGTGGCCGAGGTCAACCAGGGCGGCGACCTCGTGGAAACCGTGCTGCGCCAGATCGACCCGATGGTGCCGTTTCGCGCCGTGCGCGCCACCCGGGGGAAGACCCTGCGCGCCGAACCCGTCGCCGCGCTTTACGAGCAGGGCCGCGTCGCGCATCTGCGCGGGCTTGGCGATCTCGAGGACCAGATGTGCCGCATGTCGACCATGGGCTACCAGGGATCGGGCAGCCCCGACCGGCTGGATGCGCTGGTCTGGGCGCTCACCGACCTGATGGTGGAACCGGCGCTGAAGGCGATGAACCCGACCCTGCGAACGCTGGGTTAAACAGTTCTTTAACCCTGTCTGGCAGAGTGCCAAACATCGGATCACAGCCCGGCAGGGTTTCACCGACAACGAAATTTCCCGAACGCCCGCAAAGACTTGCGTGGGCGGCCGGGGGCGGATTGCCCGCATCGGGCGAAGCATGAAGGAGACGCGGAACATGGCGGTGTTCGACTTTCTCAAGCGGGCCGAGACAGCCCCGGACGAGGCCAAGGCCTCGGCCACCGGGCCGGTGATCGCCTATCGCGGCACCGGCCGCGTGGCCTGGAGCCCGCGCGACACCGCGAGCCTCATTCGCTCCGGCTTCACCGGCAACCCGATCGGCTTTCGCGCCGTCAAGCTGATCGCCGAGGCCGCCGCAGCGCTGCCCCTGGTGTTGCAGGATGCCGAGCGGCGCTATGACACCCACCCGGTGCTGTCCCTCATCACCCGCCCCAACCCGGCGCAGGGCCGCGCCGAGCTGTTCGAGGCGCTCTATGGCCAGATCCTGCTCTCGGGCAACGGCTATCTGGAAGCGGTCGGTGCGGGCGGTGTGCCCGGCGAGTTGCACGTGCTGCGCTCCGACCGGATGAGCCTCATTCCCGGCGCCGATGGCTGGCCGGTGGCCTATGACTACACCGTGGGCGCGCGCAAGCACCGCTTTGCGTTGGGCGAGGGCGCCGCCCCGGTCTGCCACATCCGCGCCTTCCACCCGCAGGACGACCACTACGGCCTTTCCCCGATGCAGGCCGCCGCCGGTGCGCTGGACGTGCACAACTCGGCCTCGGCCTGGTCCAAGGCGCTCCTGGACAACGCCGCCCGGCCCTCGGGCGCCATCGTCTATCACGGCGCCGACGGGCAGGGCACGCTGACGCCCGACCAATACGACCGGCTTCTGTCCGAGATGGAGGCCTACCACGTCGGCGCGCGCAATGCCGGACGGCCGATGCTGCTCGAGGGCGGGCTGGACTGGAAGCCGATGGGCTTCTCGCCCTCCGACATGGAGTTCCAGAAAACCAAGGAGGCGGCAGCGCGCGAGATCGCCACCGCCTTCGGCGTGCCGCCGATGCTGATCGGCATTCCCGGTGATGCCACCTACGCCAACTACCAGGAGGCCAACCGCGCCTTCTACCGCCTGACCGTGCTGCCGCTGGTGGCCAAGGTCACCGCGGCGGTGGGGCATTGGCTGTCGGGCTTTGCCGGGGCCGAGCTGGCGCTGAAACCCGACCTCGACCAGGTGCCGGCCCTGGCGGGCGAGCGTGACCAGCAATGGAAGCGCGTGGCCGAGGCGGATTTCCTGACCGAGGCCGAGAAACGCGCCCTGCTGGGTCTGCCGAAACTGACCGAGGAAGATTGAATATGACCCGACAAATACTTGACCTAGAACACAAATTCGTCGCCCTGGGCAAGACCCGCGCGACCGAGGACGGCCTCGCCATCGAAGGCTATGCCAGCCATTTCGGCACCCCCGACCGGGGCGGCGATGTGGTCCAGCCCGGCGCCTATGCCGCCTCGCTGGCCGCGCTGGCGGCGAAAGGCGGGCAGGTCCGGATGCTGTGGCAGCACGACCCGGCCCAGCCGATCGGCGTCTGGGACGCGGTGCGCGAGGACGCGCGCGGCCTTTTCGTCAAGGGCCGCATCCTGGCGGATGTGGAAAAGGGCCGCGAGGCCGCCGCCCTGATCGCGGCGGGCGCCATCGACGGGCTGTCGATCGGCTACCGCACCATCAGGGCCACCAAGAACGACAAGGGCCAGCGGCTCTTGCACGAGCTGGAGCTTTGGGAGGTGTCGCTTGTCACCTTCCCGATGCTGCCCAGCGCGCGAGTCGGGGCCAAGGGCGACACGCCCGAGGACCAGGCCCTGCGCGACCTGGCCGCTTCGATCCAAGAGGCGCGCCGCATGCTGGTTTCGCAATCGCGGGCCGGCGATCTGACCCGACAGAACAGGATGGATCAATGAGCAAGACCGAAACCCCTGCTCAGGGCGTGTCCCCGGCCAGCGAGGTGAAACAGGCCATCGCAGGCTTCATGAGCGATATCAAGATGTTCCACGACGACATTGAAACCCGACTTGACCAACAGAAAGAAGAGCTGACGATGCTGGACCGCAAATTCCACCCCCAGACCAAATCCATGCGCCCGGCGCTGGCCGCCGCCGCCGACCTCGATGCCCCGCACAAGAAGGCGTTCGAAGCCTATCTGCGTTCGGGCGACGATGACGGGCTGCGCGGGTTGAGCGTCGAGGCCAAGGGCATGGCCACCAACGTCGCCGGCGACGGCGGCTACCTGGTCGACCCCGAGACCGCCGCGACGATCCAGAGCGTGCTGCGCTCGAACGCCTCGCTGCGCGCCATCGCCAACCTGGTGAACGTCGAATCGACCGCCTATGACGTGCTGATCGACCACGGCGACCTGGGCTCCGGCTGGGCCTCCGAGACCGACCCCTCGGTCGAGACCGCGACGCCCACCATCGACCGCATCACCATCCCGCTGCATGAGCTGTCGGCCCTGCCCAAGGCCTCGCAGCGCCTCCTGGACGATGCCGCCTTCGATATCGAGCACTGGCTGGCCCAGCGCATCGCCGACAAGTTCGCCCGCGCCGAAGCGGCGGCCTTCGTCGCCGGTGATGGTGTGGACAAGCCCACCGGTTTCCTGACCCACCCGGATGTCGACAACGATGTCTGGACCTGGGGCAGCCTGGGCTACATCGCCACCGGCACCGCGGGCGATTTCGACGCGGTCAACCCGGCGGATGCGATCTTCGACCTGGTCTACGGTCTGGATGCCGAATACCGGGCGGGCGCGAGCTTCGTGATGAACTCCAAGACCGCGGGCGCGGTGCGCAAGATGAAGGATGCCGACGGGCGCTTTCTGTGGTCGGACGGCCTGGCGGTCGATCAGCCGGCGCGGCTGGTGGGCTACCCGGTCCTGATCCTCGAGGACATGCCGGACATCGGCACCGACGCCACCCCGATCGCGTTCGGTGACTTCGCCGCCGGCTACACCATCGCCGAGCGTCCCGACACCCGCATCCTGCGCGATCCGTTCTCGGCCAAGCCGCACGTCCTGTTCTACGCCTCCAAGCGCGTGGGCGGGGATGTCAGCGACTTCGCGGCGATCAAGCTTCTGAAGCTCTCGGCCGCCTAAAGGCCCGAACCCGAACCCGCGCCGCCCCAGCGGCGGCGCGGTCAGTGGGCGCGCGCGGGTTTGTCCCGTTCCTAGCTGCTTCCCTCCGTCCGAGCGACGGGACAGCGCGCGCCCATGCCATTTTCGCAGGCCCGGGGGGACCGATTTTCGGAGAAGTCACATGATGTTAGGCGAGCAGACCCCGGTGCCCAGCGCGGCCCTGCCGGTCGCCCAATTCAAGGACCATCTGCGGCTTGGCAGCGGGTTTGCCGATGACGCGGTGCAGGACGTGGTGCTCGAGGCCCATCTGCGCGCCGCCATGGCCGCCATCGAGGCGCGCACCGGCAAGGCGTTGATCACCCGCGCCTATGGCTGGACCCTGACCGCCTGGCGCGATCTCGGCGCCCAGGTGCTGCCGGTCGCGCCGGTCAGCGCCATCACCGGGCTGTCGATCTTCGACCGGCTCGACGCCGAAGAGGTGGTGAACCCGTCGCGCTATCGCCTGGCGCCGGACCGGCACCGCCCGAGGCTGGTGGCGACGGGCTTTTGCCTGCCGACCATCCCGGTGGGCGGGCGCGCAGTGATCGGCTTTGACGCGGGCTTCGGCCCCGCCTGGGACGATGTGCCCGCCGATCTGCGCCACGCCACCCTGATGCTGGCCTCGCGGTTCTACGAGGCGCGCGGCGGCGGCGCGGGCGAAGTGCCGGGCGAGGTCGTGGCCCTGATCCAGCCCTGGCGGGTGATGCGCCTGTTCGGCGGGGGCGCGATATGAGGCGCCCGGTTCTCAGCCGCAGGCTGGTGCTGGAAGCGCCCGAGCGCACCCCCGATGGTGCGGGCGGTTTCACCACCACCTGGACCCAATTGGGCACGCTCTGGGCCGAGGTCAAACCCGGCACCGGGCGCGAGCGGGCGGTGGAATTCGCCACCGTGGCGCAGATCCCCTACCGCATCACACTGCGCGCCGCCCCCGAGGGCGCACCGTCGCGGCCCCGGCCCGAACAGCGTTTTCGCAGCGGCACCCGCATCTTTCGCATCCTCGCCGTGACCGAACCCGACCCGGGCGCGCGCTACCTGACCTGTTTCGCGCAAGAGGAGATCTCGCAATGAGCTACGGCGTTTCCACCGCGCTGCAACAGGCGGTGTTCCAGCACCTTGCCGCCGACCCGGCGATCACCACGCTGGTCGGGGCGGCGATCTACGACGCGGTGCCGCCGGGGATCGTGGCGGGCACCTATGTCTCGCTCGGCCCCGAGGACGTGCGCGATGCGTCGGACCAAACCGGCCACGGCGCGCTGCATGAGATCACCGTCAGCGTCGTCACCGACGCGGCGGGGTTTTCCACCGCCAAGGCGGTCGCCACGGCGGTGTCCGACGCGCTGGTCGACGCGACCCTCAGCCTTGATCGCGGGGCGTTGGTCTACCTCAACTTTCACCGCGCCCGCGCGCGCCGGGTTCAGGATGCCGATGTGCGGCGGATCGACCTGAAATTCCGCGCCCGCGTGCAAGACATCTGACCCCCAAACCGGAGATACCGACATGGTTGCCCAGAACGGCAAGGACCTTCTCATCAAGCTCGACATGGACAATGCGGGCTCGTTCACCACCATCGCGGGGCTGCGCGCCACGCGCATCAGCTTCAACGCCGAAAGCGTCGATGTGACCTCGCTGGAAAGCGCCGGCGGCTGGCGCGAACTTCTGGGCGGGGCGGGCGTGAAATCGGCCTCGATCTCGGGCTCGGGCGTGTTTCGCGACGCCGGCACCGACGAGCGCGCGCGCCAGATCTTCTTTGACGGCGAAGTGCCGGATTTCCAGGTCATCGTGCCCGATTTCGGCATCATCGAAGGCCCGTTCATGCTGACCGCCATCGAATACGCAGGCAGTCATAACGGCGAGGCGACCTATGAGCTGTCGATGGCCTCGGCGGGTGCGCTGTCGTTCACGGCGCTCTGACATGGCGAACCCCTGGACAGGCGAGGTGGCGCTGGTGATCGACGGCGAGACGCGGGTGATGAAGCTGACGCTTGGCGCACTGGCGGAACTGGAAGAGGCGCTGGGCGCGGGATCATTGGTCGAACTGGTCGAGCGCTTCGAGCGGGGCGGGTTTTCCACCCGCGACGTGCTGGCGCTGATCGTCGCGGGGTTGCGCGGCGGCGGCTGGCAGGGGCAGGCGCGCGACCTCATCGCCGCCGAGATCGAGGGCGGGCCGGTGGCGGCGGCCGAGGCGGCGGGGCAGCTTCTGGCCCGCGCCTTCGCCACCCGGGCATGACCGGGCTGGACTGGCCCGGACTGATGCGCGCGGGGATGCGCGGCCTCGGCCTTGCCCCCCGCGACTTCTGGGCGCTGACGCCCGCCGAACTGATGCTGATGCTGGGGCGCGAGGCGGGTGAATTGCCGCTGGGCCGGGCGCGGCTGGACGAATTGGCGCGGGCCTTTCCCGACCGGGCGTCGGACAAGACAACGGAGATGGAATGATGGCGGATCTTGACGGAATCGACGGCTTTGACGACCAGATCGCGGCGCTCGAGGGCACCCTGGCCGGGGCCGGTGCGATGGCGGCGGCGTTCGGGCATGAGCTGGAACGGATGGGCGCGACCATCGACGTGTTGGGCACCGATGTGAGTGCCTTGTCCGGCGGCCTCAGCCGGGGGCTGAAACGCGCCATCGACGGGCTGGTGTTCGATTCGAAATCGCTGACCGACGCGCTGCGCACGGTCGGAACCGCGATGGTGAACACGGTTTACAACGCTGCCCTCGAACCCGTCACCGACCATGTCGGCGGCCTCCTGGCCGAGGCGGTGGGCGGGGTGATGAACGCCTTTCTGCCTTACGCGCAGGGCGGCGCGTTCTCGCAAGGACGGGTGATGCCGTTTGCGCGCGGTGGCGTGGTCAGCGCGCCGACCACATTCCCGATGCGCGGCGGCACCGGGCTGATGGGCGAGGCCGGGCCGGAGGCGATCATGCCGCTGGCGCGCGGTGCCGACGGCAAGCTCGGCGTGCGCGCCGAGGCCGGGCGCGGGGTCAACGTGGTGATGAACATCACCACCCCGGATGTCGAGGGCTTCCGCCGCTCGCAGGGCCAGGTCGCCGCCCAGGTCGGACGCATGATTGCACGCGGGCAGAGGTATGGCTGAGGGCGGGCCGGGGGCGCTGCCCTGAGTGACCGGGCCACCGGCCCGGTTGCGAACCCGGCAGGCGGACTTGCGTGCAAGACCGACGAGAGGGCCGAGGTATTTCGGCCAGAAAGAAGAGATGAGCGCGGGCGCGCGGGCGCCGGTGGGATGAAAAGGACAAGTCCATGAATTTTCACGAAGTTCGATTTCCGCCGACCCTGAGTTTCGGCTCGATCGGCGGGCCGGAGCGGCTGACCGAAGTGGTGACGCTGGCCAATGGTCACGAGGAGCGCAACACCCCCTGGGCACATTCGCGCCGGCGCTATGACGCGGGCGTGGGGATGCGCTCGCTCGACGATGTCGAAACGCTGATCGCGTTCTTCGAGGCGCGGCGCGGGCAGTTGTTCGGGTTTCGCTGGAAGGACTGGTCGGACCACAAGTCGGGTCTGCCGTCGGCTGCGGTGGCGCCGGGCGACCAGGTGATCGGGCAGGGCGACGGGCACCGGACCGCGTTCGCGCTGATCAAGACCTACCGCTCCGGCGGGCACAGCTATGCGCGCCCCATCGTCAAGCCGGTGGCGGGCAGCGTTCTAGTGGCACTCGAGGGCGATCCGCAGGTGGAAAGCGTGCATTACAGCCTCGATCCGGCGACCGGCATCATCACCTTCGACGCCGCCCCCGCCGAGGGGGCCGAGATCACGGCGGGCTTCGAATTCGACGTGCCGGTGCGGTTCGACACCGACCGCATCCAGACCTCGGTGGCCTCGTTCCAGGCCGGCGACGTGCCGAGCGTTCCGGTGGTGGAGGTGCGGGTATGATTTCGCAGGAATTTCAAACACATCTGGACACGGGCGTGACCACGCTGGCGCGGGCCTGGGTTCTGCGGCGGCGCGACGGGCGGGTTCTGGGCTTTACCGACCATGACCGCGACATCGAGGTGGCCGGCGTGACCTGCAAGGCCGACACCGGGCTGACGGCGCGCGCCCTGGCCCAGACCACCGGGCTGTCGGTCGACAATTCCGAGGCGCTGGGCGCGCTGTCGGATGCCGCCGTGACCGAGGCCGACATCGCCGCCGGGCGCTATGACGGCGCCCAGGTCGAGGCCTGGCTGGTCAACTGGGCCACGCCCGGGCAGCGCCTGATGCAGTTTCGCGGCAACCTGGGCGAGATCACCCGCGTCGCCGGCGGCTTTCGCGCCGAGCTTCTGGGCCTGGCCGAGCGGCTGAACCGCCCGGTTGGCCGCGCCTATCAGACTGCCTGTTCGGCGGTGCTGGGCGATGGCGATTGCCGGGTCGACCTGGCCGGGCCGGGGTTTTCCGGCGAGGGCGTGGTCGAGACCGCCGAGGATCAGAAACGGCTGGGGCTGACGGGGCTTGAGGGCTTTGACGACCGCTGGTTCGAGCGCGGGCGGCTGACGGTTCTCACGGGCGCCGCCGTGGGCTTGATCGGCATTGTCAAGAACGACCGCCCCGAGGCGGCGCTGCGTCGCATCGAGCTGTGGCAGGCGCTGCGCGCCGAGGTCGCGCCGGGCGACCGGGTGCGGCTTGAGGCGGGCTGCGACAAGCGCCCCCGGACCTGCCGGTTGAAGTTCGGCAACATGCTGAATTATCGCGGCTTTCCCGACATTCCCGGCGAGGACCGGATGCTGTCGGTGCCGGTCGGGGCCGAGACCGGGGGCGGCGGCAAATGACCGGCGACATCGTCACCGCCGCGCGCGGCTGGATCGGCACGCCCTACGTGCATCAGGCGTCGTGCAAGGGGGCCGGGGCCGATTGCCTGGGCCTGATCCGGGGCATCTGGCGCGAGGTCATCGGGGGCGAGCCGATCACGCTGCCCGCCTATACGCCCGACTGGTGCGAGGCTTCGGGGGACGAGGCGCTGTTGCGCGGCGCCACGGCGCTGCTGACCCCGGTCGAGGTGCCGGAACCGGGCGACGTGATCCTGTTCCGGATGCGCCGGGGCGCGGTCGCCAAGCACCTCGGGCTCTTGGCCAGCGACCGGCCCAGCTTCATCCACGCCTATTCGGGACATGGCGTTGTCGAAAGCCCGTTCACCCCCCCGTGGCAACGCCGCGTGGTGGGATATTTCCGTTTTCCGACAAAGGGGTAGGTCATGGCCACACTGGTTCTCTCGGCATTGGGGGCGGCGGCGGGCGCGTCGCTCGGCGGCGGCCTTCTGGGCCTCAGTTCGGTGGTGATCGGGCGTGCCATCGGCGCGGTCGCAGGGCGCGCGGTGGATCAGATGATCCTGGGCGCGGGCTCGGACCCGGTCGAGCACGGCAAGGTCGACCGCTTTCGCCTGACCGGCGCCTCCGAGGGCGCTGCGGTGACGCGGCTGTTTGGCCGGATGCGGCTGGGCGGGCAGGTGATCTGGGCCTCCGAGGTGCAGGAGCACGTGGCGTCGACCGGCTCGGGCAAGGGCATGCTCAACGGGCCGAAAAACCGCGAGTTCAGCTATTCCGTCAGCCTCGCCGTGGCGCTCTGCGAGGGCGAGATCACCCGCGTCGGGCGGGTCTGGGCGGACGGGCAGGAGATCGCGCCGGGCAGCCTGACGATGCGGGTCTATCCCGGCTCCGAAGACCAGTTGCCCGACCCGCGGATCGAGGCGGTGGAGGGCGCGGGCATGGTGCCGGCCTATCGCGGCATCGCCTATGTTGTGATCGAGGATCTGGACCTTACCGCATATGGTAATCGCGTGCCGGTCCTGAATTTCGAGGTGTTCCGCCCCGAACAGCCCGGCGAGGCCGAGGTGGCGCGCGGCGTTCGGGCGGTGGCGATGGTGCCGGGCACCGGCGAATACGCGCTGGCCACGACCAGCGTGCACTACGGCGCGCGGCTGGGCGAGGCGGTGCCGGTCAATGAAAACACCCCCCTGGGCATGACCGATTTCTCCGCCTCGCTGACCATGCTGGACGAGGAATTGCCGGGCTGCGAGGCCACCGCGCTGGTGGTGTCGTGGTTCGGCTCGGACCTGCGTTGCGGCGCCTGCGAGGTCGCGCCAAAGGTCGAGAAGCACGATCAGGAGGGGCAGGAAATGCCCTGGCGCGCGGGCGGCGTGACGCGGGGGCAGGCGGGGCTGGTGCCGCGCGACCAGGGCCGCCCGGTCTATGGCGGCACGCCCGCCGACGGTTCGGTGATCGAGGCGATCCGGGCGCTGCGGGGTGCCGGCAAGGCAGTGACGTTCTATCCGTTTGTGCTTATGGATCAAGGGGTTGACAATGGTCTTCCCGATCCGTGGACCGGGGCGGACGATCAGCCGGTGCTGCCCTGGCGCGGCCGCATCACGCTGTCGGTGGCGCCGGGGCAGGACGGCTCGCCCGATGGCACGGCGGCGGCGGAGGCCGAGGTCGCGGCGTTCTTCGGCACCGCCCTGGCGGGCGATTTCACGGTCTCGGGCGGCACGGTCAGCTATACCGGGCCGAACGAGTGGTCGTATCGCCGGTTCATCCTGCACTACGCCCATCTCTGTGCGCTGGCGGGCGGTGTCGACGCCTTCCTGATCGGCTCGGAAATGCGTGGATTGACGCAGATTCGCGGGGCCGGCGGCAGCTTTCCGGCGGTCGCCGCGATGCGGCAGTTGGCGGCGGATGTGCGCGGCATCCTGGGGGCGGGGGTCAAGCTGTCCTATGCCGCCGACTGGACCGAGTATTTCGGCTATCACCCGCAGGATGGGTCGGGGGATGTGTATTTCCACCTCGATCCGCTCTGGGCGGATGCGAACATCGACTTCATCGGCATCGACAACTACATGCCGCTTGCCGATTGGCTTGCAGAAAACGAACATCTGGATGGTCAGAATGCCGAAATATGGCATGAAAATTATCTGAAATCGAACATCCTGGGTGGCGAGGGTTATGACTGGTTCTACCACGCCCCCGAGGCCCGCGCGGCCCAGATCCGCACCCTGATCACCGATGGCGCGCATGGCGAGCCCTGGGTTTTCCGCTTCAAGGACATCCCGAACTGGTGGCAGAACGCGCATCACGAGCGCATCGGCGGGGTGCGCCAGGCCAGCCCGACCGACTGGGTGCCGGGGTCCAAGCCGGTCTGGTTCACCGAACTGGGCTGCGCCGCCGTCGACAAGGGGCCGAACCAGCCCAACCGGTTTCTGGATGCGAAAAGCGACGAGAGCGGGCTGCCGCGCCATTCCGACGGGCGCCGCGACGACTTCATACAAATGCAATACTTGCGTGCGATGCTGGGATTCTGGGCGGATTCGGCCAACAACCCGACCGATGAGACCAGCGGCGTCACCATGCTGGACATGTCGCGCGCGCATGTCTGGGCCTGGGATGCGCGGCCGTTTCCGTGGTTTCCGGGCGACCGGGACCTGTGGGCGGACGGGGAAAACTACGCCCGCGGGCACTGGCTGAACGGGCGCACCGGCAACCGTTCGCTGGCCTCGGTGGTGCGCGAGATCTGCGCGCGTGCGGGTGTCGACGCGGTCGACGTGTCGGGCCTGGCGGGGCTGGTGCGCGGCTATGCGCTGGACCAGACCGCCAGCGCGCGTTCGGCGCTGCAACCCCTGATGCTGGCTTACGGCATCGAGGCGGTGGAGCGCGGCGGCGTGCTGCGGTTTTTCTCGCGCTCGGGCCGCACCGACCGGGTGATCGCGGGCGAAGCCCTTGCGATCACGACCGAGATCGGCGGCGCGCTGGAACTGGTGCGCGCGCCGGAGGCCGAAATCGCCGGCCGGGTGCGGCTGAGCTTCACTGAGGCCGACGGCGGCTATGAAACCCGCGCCGCCGAGGCGGTGTTCGCGGGTGACGACAGCGACGCGGTGGCGGCCTCGGACCTGCCGCTGGTGCTGACCCAGGGCGAGGGCCGGGCGATCTGCGAGCGCTGGCTGGCCGAGGCGCGGGTGGCGCGCGACGCTGCGCGGTTCGCGCTGCCGCCGTCGGGCCTGGGCACCGGGGCGGGGGACGTGGTGCGGCTCGATACCCCCGGCGGGGCGGCGTCGTTCCGCATCGACCATGTCGAGGAGGCCGGGGTGCAGATCGCCCGCGCCGTTCGGGTCGAGCCGGGGCTTTACGTCCCGTCTGACACGCTCGACCTGGGCGTGCGCCCGCGCCGGCACGTGCCGCCGGTGCCGGTGCTGCCGCTGTTCCTTGACCTGCCGCTGATCGGCGGCGACGAGGTGCCGCATGCGCCGCACCTGGCGGTGACGGCCAGGCCCTGGCCGGGGTCGGTCGCGGTCTACGGCGCGGCGGCGGATCACGGCTATGCGCTCGACCGGGTGGTGACGGCGCCCGCGGTGGTGGGCGAGACCGAGACGCCGCTGGCACGCGCACGTGCCGGGGTGATCGACCGCGGCCCGGCGCTGCGGGTGCGGCTGACCTCGGGCACGCTGTCCTCGGCGCCGCTGGCGGCGGTGATGAACGGCGCCAATTTGGCGGCGATCGGCGATGGCAGCAGCGACAACTGGGAGCTGTTCCAGTTCACCGGGGCCGATCTGGTGGCGCCCGACACCTGGGAAATCACCGGGCGGCTGCGCGGCCAGGCAGGCAGCGACGCGCTGATGCCCGAGGTCTGGCCGGCGGGCTCGGTGGTGGTGATGATCGACGCGCAGGTCGGCCAGATCGACCTGCCCAGTTCCGCGCGCGGGCTGGAGCGGCATTTCCGCATCGGCCCGGCGCTGCGGCCCATCGACGACGCCACCTATCGTCACGAGGTGCGCGCCTTTGACGGCATCGGCCTGCGCCCGCTGGCGCCGGTGCATCTGCGCGCGACAGAGGCGGGCGGCAACCTGGCGCTGAGCTGGGTGCGGCGCACGCGGATCGACGGCGACACCTGGCAGGCGGTCGAGGTGCCGCTGGGCGAGGAGACCGAAAGCTACCTGGTGCGCGTGGCCGCGGGCGGCGCGACCCTGCGCGAGGTCGGCGTGACGGCGCCCGGCTGGACCTATACTGCCGCGATGCGCGCCGCCGACGGGCCGGCCGAGGCCATCGGCGTGGCGCAGGTGTCGGCGCGATTCGGGCCGGGACCGTTTCGCTGGCTGGGCCTGTGA